GAAAAATACTCTTCGATAATATTATTTAGCCAAGTCGCCTTAATAAGCTTAATAGGATTTTTCGCTCATGTAATCGTTTAAATATATTATTTAGACTGATTGGAAATAATATGATTCTTCAAACAAAAAATTGCACAGACTAATAGTAGATACAACCGTTCAAAGCATTCTCTAACAATATTGTATAATTTAAGGTGATGTTGATTTTCATTAAATTAAATAATTCATTGGCATGACTGATGTTAAGATATAAGGATCAATTGATACATCCACCTAATCTATAACCACATCTGCGACTTTGAACGGTACGACTTTTTCAGGACATCCTACTGCTACTTCTTTATTTGGGACACTTAGAAATTTCCTTTATTATACTTTCCCTCTATGGCAAAACTAACGACGATCTCCGGAAGCTTTCTTAGTACATATGAGACAGAATTATCGTATTTTTGTTTCTGGAGACGACGGTCTAGTTCTTTGTAGAACGCCCATGCATAGATAAGTATTGAAAGACGGACTATTGAGAATAGCCACATAGAATCTTGGTTAAACTCATGGTCTTGGTCTAGTCCTAAAAAAAATTAAGTATAATTATAAGAGAGGAAACTTTTTGTCACGAGACATTGCTAGAATAAATAATAAAACTGTTATTTTAAGATAAATTTGGAAACAATTATTGACTAATTCACTCAGATCTTAAAAATTATTAACCGATGAATGCCATACCTTAGCAGCAATGAGTATCATGTCTGGCTGCTTGTAACCACTGACATAAAAATATTCTTCTTTACGTCTCGAAATGACAACAGTTCTCTAAAGTCTGAACCGAATAAATAGATACGGTTTGAATATTCGTCAAAAGATTTTGTCCAAAATTTTCTTATCAAAAAGAATTTATAGTCTTGCGGGAAAAACGAAATGTAATTTTTAATAAGCTGCTTTCGCTCATAATATGAGTTAATAAAAATATAGAGATCTTGTTAATAGCTTAAAAGTTTAGTATAACCCTCAAAAGAAAATGAAAATTTTAAGATGTGATCTATCTACGTATCCTACCAGTAATGTCAAAGCTGATTAAACTCTATTATATGGATTCTATAGTTTGCCTAATGTTAGAGTAGTAGCACATCTTTAAACACGCAATCTCGCACGAATGATTCAAGGGAATTCCATCATAGTATAAAAACAACTCAAATCTCGTAAAGTAGCAC